AAAGCCATCGCCAGCCTGGAGAAGAACGACCTGGACCGCACGCGCCTGCTGATGGAGGCCGAGGCGATCGAGGACGGCACCATGGACGACGCCACGCGCCTGCGCGCGGACCTCGACGCGATCGACCGCCTGGAGGGCCGCAGTGCTGACTGACCGTTGGACGCCGCTGGACGCGCACGTCGAGCAGCTGCGCCTCATCCGCTCGCCGGCGCGCTTCCGCGTCGTCGCCGCCGGCCGCCGCAGCGGCAAGACCGAGCGCGGCAAGCGGCACCTCGTCCGCTGTGCCCTCGCCGGCATCACCGGCGTAGCGCGCCCGACCTTCGTCGCCGCCGCGCCGACGCGCGACCAGGCCAAACGCATCTTCTGGAACGACCTGAAGGCACTGTCGCCGCGCGAGTGGGTCGCCGGCGTCAGCGAATCCGAGTTGACCATCCGCTACAAGGTGGGTAGCCAGCTCATGGTCGTCGGCCTCGACCGCCCGCAGCGCATCGAAGGCGTGCCGCTCGACGGCATCGTGGTGGACGAGATTGCCGAGGTGAAGCGCGAGAGCTGGGAGCAGAGCATCCGGCCGGCGCTGTCGACGAAAGGGCGCCCGCCTGGCTGGGCATGGTTCACCGGCCGGCCCAAGGGTCGCGGCCTGTTCTACGATCTGTACTCGCTGTCGGGCACGCGCGCCGGCTGGGAGTCGTTCACCTGGACCAGCGCGACGGTCGTGGACCCTGCCGAGATCGAGCAGGCGCGCGCCGACCTCGACCCGCTGACGTTCGCGCAGGAGTACGAAGCGCAGTGGGTGTCCTTCGAGGGCCTCGCCTACTACCCGTGGTCGCCGAAGGACCACCTGCGCAAGCTGGCCGTTGACCAGGCCAAGCCGCTGATCATCGGTCTCGACTTCAATGTCGACCCTGGCACCGCCGTCGTGATGCAGGAGCAGTACCTCGACGGCGAGACGCGCACGTGCGTCGTCGGCGAGGTGCACATCCCGCGCAACAGCAACACGCCCGCCGTCTGCCGCAAGCTCGTCGCCGACTACGGCAAGCATCCAGCCGACGTGTACCTCTACGGCGACCCCGCCGGCGGCGCGCGGCACACCAGCCAGACCGAGGGAACCGACTGGCAGCTGGTGCGGCAGGTCCTCGTACCGGCCTTCGGCGAGCGCCTGCGCTGGCGCGTGGCCAAGAAGCCGCCCTACGTGCGCGACCGGCTCAACGCAGTCAACTCCCGGCTGCGTTCCTCAAGCGGCGTCGTGCGCTTGCTCGTGGACCCTGCGCGCGCGCCCAACGTGGTCAAGGACTTCGAGGGCGTCACGCTGCTCAAGGGCGGCAGCGGCGAGATCGACAAGAAGGGCAGCGAGGCCAAGGGCCTCACGCACCTCACCGACGCGATCGGCTACTACATCTCGGAGGCGCACAGCATCGCGGCGCGCGTCTCCAGCTTCGACGAGTGACGACATGGCCAACGACGTAGGAACTTGGAGCGGCGTGCGCCGCGAGATGGAAGACAGCTGGGAGCTGGTGCGCGTCCTGCGCAGCGGCACCCGCGCAATGCGAGCCGCCGGCGGCAAGTTCACGCCGGCGACGAAGAAGGAGGCCAAGACGCGCGACCGCTACGCGCAGCGGCTGGCGCGGACGGTGCTGTTCCCCATCTACGACCGCACGGTGCGCAAGCTGGCGTCGTTGCCGTTCATGAAGCCGCCGACCATCAGCGGCGAGCTGCCGGAGCCTCTGGACCGCCTGCTGTCCAACGCCGACCGGCAGGGCACGTCGCTGTCGTCGTTCGCCCAGATGATCTACGAGGACTCCATCGACCGAGGCCTCGGCCTGTTCCTCGTCGACAACGTGCCGACGGCTGGCCTCACGCTGCCCGAGGCCGACGCCATGGACGCGCGTCCGTACTTCCGCCGCATCCACCCCGACAACCTCGTCGGCTGCCGTACCCGCATGCGTAACGGCGTCGAGGAGGTCGTCGAGCTTCGCATCCGCAACTGGTACTACGAGTCCTCGCCCGTCGGCGGCGGCGACGTGCTGGCCGACATGGTGGAGCGGTGGACGCCTGAGCGCGTCGAGCGCTGGTATCGCAGCGGCAGCGAGCACGACCCCGACCGCGAACAGAACGCCGCGCGCGAGTACCTGAGCGGCTACCGCCTCGGCGAGACGATCGAGCACGGGTTTGGCCGCGTGCCGGTCGTGGCGTGCTACACCAAGCGCATCGGCACGCTGCACGGCGAACCGCCGATGGAGGACCTCGGCTGGCAGAACGTCGCCCACTGGAACAGCCTCAGCATGCAGGGCGAGGCGCTGCACTACTGCCGCTCGCCCATCCTCAAGGTCGCCGGCGCGTCGTCGACGGTCGCCGAGGCGCGGCCCGAGGTAGGCCCCGGCTCGACGTTCACGGACACGAGCAGCGACCTCGACATCAGCTTCGTCGAGATCGCGGGCACGTCGTTGGCCGCCGGCGAGGTCGAGATCAAGCGCATCGAGGAACGCTGCATGGCGCTGGGCATGCAGCCCATGATGGCCGTCGGCGGCCCGGCGACAGCCACGGGCGAGGTGCGCGCGGACAGCAACGAGAAGTCGGAGGCGCAGCGGTGGATTGAGGGCTTGGAGTGGGCCATCTACGCCGGCATCGAGCTGGCCGCCGAGGCCGCCGGCGTCGAGCTGCCGGAGGACTTCGACTGGACGCTCTACCGGGACTCGTCGCTGCTGTCGGGCAAGGCGCAGGACGTGCCGGTGATCCAAGGCCTGATGACCGCCGGCCAGATCCCGCTCGCCGTCGGCCTGCGCGAACTCGCGGTGCGCGGCGTGCTGTCCACGGTCGACGACCCCGAGGCGTTGGCTGCGCAGGTGGAGCTGGGCCGCGAGCGCACCGTCGAGGCGCAGATGCAGGCGATGCTCGCCAGCGTCGAGCGCGACCGGCAGGCGCCAGCCGCCGAGGCGGAGGACGAGGAGGACGAAGCCGAGGAGGCTGAGGACGAAGCCGAGGCCGAGACGTGATCGGCGACGGCAAGCTCAACCAGGCCTGCCGCTGCGGCGGCACGGGCTACATGTTCAAGACCTACGACCCGCTCAAGGAAGGCGGCATGATCCACACGGGCTACCTGGCCAAGTGCGACATCTGCGGCGCGTCCACCGGCGTCCTGCGCACCTTCGAACGGGCGCGGGCGGCGTGGCTTCTGCGCCGCTGCCCGCTCACCCACGACGTGATCGAGCCGTGACCAGCTCCCGCCTGCCGCCTGGGGTCAAGGAACGCCTACGAGCCGCGCTGCGGCAGCATGCGGACACGTGGCTCCAACGGTTCTACCGGCACGAGATCCTCGTCGCGCGGGCCGTCAGGGGCATCCAGGACGACGCCGCCGAGGAGTTCCGTCGCACTGTCGTGCGCCCCGTCGTGGAGCGCGTCGCCGCCGGCATGGCGACGTTCGAGCGCCGAGGCCAGGACGTGACGATCGCCACGACGCCCGAGCTGCGCCGGCTGATCGCCGAGGCCGAGGCGCTGGTGCGGCAGGGCATGCGGCGGGTGCAGGACCAGGCGCGCGCCAACCTCGGCCAGCTCGTGAAGCAGGAAGCCGACTGGGTGCAGGAGAGCGCCCGCAAGGTGCTGCGCATCGAGACGGCGCGGCCGGTCAGCCTGCCGCGCATCGAGGCCGCCGTCGAGCAGCGGCCCTACCTCGGCGCGACCACTGAGGAGTGGTTCGGCTCGCTGGTGGGCGGCGACAACGGGGCCGTGGACAACGTGCGCTTCGCCGTCCAGACCGGCGTGCAGCGCGGGCTGACCACGGACGAGATCGTGCGCACCCTGCGCGGCACCCGCGCCGGCGACTTCGAGGACGGCCTGCTCTCCGGCTCCAACGTCGACCAGCTGCGGGCCATGGTGCGCACGGCGGCGGCTCATGCCAGCGCCACGACCCGCGCCGAGACGTTCGCCGACCTCGGCGTGGAGCAGTACCAGTTCGTCGCCACGCTCGACTCCAAGACCTCCATCATTTGCGCGGCCAACGATGGCAAGGTGTTCGAGATGGGCAAGGGTCCGATGCCTCCCTTGCACCCGAACTGCCGCAGCAGCATTGTCCCTTGGACCGGCCGCGAGGTCGGCAACCGCGCCAGCGTGGACGGGCCGGTGCCGGCCTCGACGACCTTCCCCGATTGGCTGGAAGGTCAGCCGCGCAGCGTTCAGGACGAGATGCTCGGCCCGACGCGCGCCGCGGCGTGGCGTGCCGGCGACCTGACCTTCGCCCAGATGGTCGGCAAGGACCTGCAGCCGCTGTCGATCGACCGCCTGCGCCAGCTCGACCGCATCCCTGACCCCGAGGACGCATGAAGCCGCACAGTGACCCCGACCTGACTCAGGCCATGATGGCGCGCGCCGGCGACCTGGTCGCGTACATGACCCGCAAGGGGCTGTCGATCGCCGTCGCCGGAGGGACGGCGCCCAACGGCGTCGAGGCGACAGTCATCTACGCCACGGGCTACGCCTCGGACACGGTGCGCGACCTCGGCGCGGCGGTGGCCAAGCGCATCGCGCAGATGGCGGACGAGGCATCCGCGAACTGACGACCCCCTAGCGCCGGTGCGCCTGCCGATATACACCCCAAGGCACTATGCCGTTCCGCATCATCGCCGACAGCCTGACTGACCTGCCCGAGGGTCTCCGCGACGCCGCCAAGCAGAACGGCGACAAGTTCGTTGTCGAGGCGCTCAAGGAAGGCTGGGGCGTCGAGGACGTGGGCGGGCTGAAGCGGGCGCTGACCGAGGCGCGCAGCGAGCGCGACGCGGCCAAGGCCGCAGTCAAGGCCTACGACGGCATCGACCCGGCCAAGGCCTCCGAGGCGCGCGAGGCACTGGAGAAGCTCCAGGCCGGCCAGCTCAAGGGCAGCAAGGAGATCGACGACTACAAGGCCGCCGTGAACGCGAAGATGGCCGAGGAGCGCGCCAAGCTCGAAGGCAAGCTGACGGCCCGGACGGCCGCGCTGCGCGAGCGCATGGTGGCGGGCGAACTCGCCCCGGTCGTGGCCAAGCTCGGCGGGTCGCAGTCGATGGACGCGATCCTGACGCTGGCCAAGCAGTACATCCGCGTCGACGAGGACGCGGATGGCAACCTCAAGCATTCCATCGTTGACGCGGGCGGGAAGCCTCGCGTCACGAAGAAGTCGGGATCAAGCGACCCGATGGGATTCGACGAGCTGATCACGGAGATGCGGGAAGCACCTTCGACGCGCGGCTTGTTCGTGGCACAAGGCACCGGGGGATCCGGTGGCGGCTCGCAGACTGGCGGTGCCGGTCGCGCAGCGAACCCAGGGCAGACACTTCTGCCCGCAAGGGAACTGCTGAACCGTGCAAACACGGACCCGCGCTAGCTCTGGGCTGTCGGCATTTGGTGTTCCGTTGCGGGCTAACAACCGCAACACGAAACACCAATGGCAGTCAGTCTCTATCAGTCTGCGCTGATCGCGCAGAACAACGGCGAGTTCAAGAAGGCGGGCATCCTCCAGACGTTCGCGGAGGTTCCGCTCCTCGGCGCGATGGTCATGACCAACGTGCAGGGCAACAGCTTCGCGTGGACGCGCGAGGCCAACATGGGCAGCGTCGAGTTCCGGGCCGTCAACGGCCAGTACACCGAGGCCGCTGGCACGGTCGAAACGCGCTCGGTCCCGCTGAAGATCATCGGCGGCGACCTCGATGTCGACCGCTACCTCGTCCAGACGCACGGCCCGGAAGTGCGGTCGGCTCACGAGACCCTGAAGGCCAAGCTCCTCGGCCAGACCATCGCGCAGCAGATCATCAAGGGCAGCACGACCGCTTCCGGCGGCGCGACGGCCAACATCAACGGCTTCGACGGCCTGCAGGTCCGCTACGGCGGCGGCTTCGGCGGCAACGCCATTCAGGACGCCGGCGAGAACGCCGACCAGATCATCGCCAACACGGGCGCCAGTGATGCGCTGTCGATGAAGGACCTGGACTCCGCCATTCAGGCGGTCGACAACCCGACGCACATCCTGATGCCCAAGAAGCAGAAGGTGAACATCGTGGCCTTCATGCGCAACTCGGCGTCGTTGGCCACTTCGCGCGACGAGTTCGGCCGCTTGGTGACGACCTACGCGGGTCTGCCGATCATCGAGGCCGACGTTCTGGGCACCGCGGCCAGCCTGCAGCAGCTCGGCTACAACGAGGGCGCGAGCAGCAACCGCACGTCGATCTACGTGATGTCCTGCTCGGACATGGGTCTGCAGATGATCCAGAACGGCGGCATCGACGTGCGCGACCTCGGCGAGCAGAACAGCAAGCCGGTCTTCCGCACCCGCGTCGAGTGGTACTGCAACGTCATC